TTGACAACTGGAGGATCCTCTGTATGGTGTGCATTTAATGTGCTTTTATCGCCTGATGATATAAGCAACTTCGATACGGATTCTATGCACACATTGAGATCATTGATTGAAAATCATAAAAATGCAAGGAGCATCTTACATGAAATAGCATTTGAAATATCAACAGAAGATAAAATCTTCACTTCCGATGAAGAGGATAGAGATGAACTTGAAATAACAGGCGGAATTGATGTTGATGGAAGCTATTCCCTTGACTATAACAACGATTATTTTTAATACGATAAATGATGAAAAAGTCAGAATTAAAAACATTATCAGAAAGCACATTCCCGACAAATGGGATAAAAAGTATAACGGCAGCCGGCCATCGAACATTTAATGGTGATTTGATAGATTCATTATATGTAAATCCCGGTTCAGTTGTGGCATGGGCAGGATTAAGCGCAAATATACCGGATGGGTGGCACATATGCGATGGGACAAAGTTGAGTCAAACAGATTATCCGGAACTTTTTGCCGCACTAGGGAGCAACCTTTCCCCTTGGGGAGTGCAAACGGCCAACTCTACATTTTCTATTCCTAGTTTGCCGGCAATGGCTTCACCGGTTCAAACTTTGACAGATGCGAATCTTTCTAAGTTTGGCGGAGAACAAACACACCAATTATCCATAGACGAAATGCCTAGGCATACTCATTACACGAATTGGGTTATATATGGAGAAAATGGAGCCGTCAATAATCATTTAGCCAATGGCGGGACAGACGTGGAAGGCACTACAATGAAGTTGCCGACAGAATATACAGGGGGCGACAACTCTCATAATAACATGCCGCCTTACGTACAAATGTATTGGATTATAAAGATCTACTAAGATGAATATATACGGATTAATAAATCTCTGCAAAAAGAGAGATATAAAAGATAAATTGGGAATAGGCGGTTTTCTGAAGCTAACCGCTTATTCTGGAGGTGAAAAGATATGGGAGAAAGAAGATCATAACCTGATTGTTTCAACAGGGTATGGTAATCTGTTTTCTCTTTTGTCCGGAATTACAGGAAAGCATATTTCTAAAGTGCAGATAGGGACAAGCTCAACGGCTGTGTCTTCTGCCGATACAGCTATTACAAACCCTGTAGATTTAGCTATTACCTCTTACACCGCTTCCGATTCATCGTTGATAATAAAATTCGCTCTAAACGGATCAACAGGAAACGGGACCACATTTAACGAGTTCGGTTTGATATGTGCGGATGGTAGCTTGTTTTCTCGTAGGGTATGGGCTGCAATACCTAAAGTGGCAGAACTTTCACTAGAAGGTGTTTGGACAATTAAAATTTAAGAAAGATGAATAAAGGTCAGATATTAACTCAAATAAAATCGGTCATATTCCCGAACGATGAAAACCTCATTGATGCACAAAAGCACCAAGATTTAGAGGTTGCTATCGTTGAGTTTCTATATGATACTATTTTTGCCCCTACGGATGTAGTTAATTTCGCTTATGACCTTCAATTAAAAAACACCGCATCGATAATCAGTGAAGCATTTACTTCCGGATTACTCGGCTCAGGTGTTAAGCTTTATAATGACAATGATAGTTGGAAACTTGAAATAGATGAAATTACCGTTAGGAAGGTAATGAATGTTTTTGAGTTGCTAATCAATAAATACAGGTCGGTAAACGGTGGGCTTATTGTTAGTCCGGGAAACGGAAAAGTAAAAACTGTTACCCTTGCTGATGATGTCTACACCTTAGAGATTGAAGGGGACATGACGTTTGCTGCAGGTGATTTAGTCCGATGCCAGACATTCCGTACAACAGGATCAAAATATTATTGGGTTCCGATAACTTCTGTTTCTGGCAGTAATATTACCGTTGCGGCATCCTCCTTCACGTCTTCATTGCCAGAAGTCGGTGACGAATTAGTTCAGCTAGGAAATACAACCGATACCTCACGACAGGATGCGATAATTATTTCAGCTAGTGGCGATGGCGCACCTAGCATAAAACAATATGCAGGGATATCCAGTGAATCATTAGAGGGCAAAGAAGTCACGGTTATTTCTCCTATAGAAAATAAATTTACAGGGACTTTTACTATTAAAAGCAGTGGGAAAACAATAGAAACCGCACTTGCCGATACCCAAAACGCAGCTGCAACAGACGCAGCAACAAAGGCAAGCGCAGCCGAATCCGCGGCAAAGTCATACGTAGATACTAATTTCGTAACGACTACGACTTACGATTCAGAGCTAACCATTTTACAAAATTCTATTGATGCAAAGGCTTCTGAGACGGAAGTATCAGGACTTGCGACTAGGGTATCTAACGCAGAACTAAAAATAACTTCTGATGCGATAAACCTTACTGTATCTTCACAAGTTAATTCGGCTCAGTCCTCTGCAATAGCTACGGCAAATGGATATGCCGACACAGCTATTGCTAACATTCAGGTTGGCGGAACAAATCTATTTGGATTTAATAAGGGTATTTTGTTTGGAATGGATGTTCCAGATAGTAACATTAATGGGTATCATTGTCATTATAGCTCTAGTAATTTACTAGGTAGAATCCAAAATTTGGGGTTTGGCGGAGTTGGCGGAGATTTTACTGTTTCTTTTTATGCTAAAGCAAGTGTATCGCTTGTAGTTAATGTTAATCTATGCGATGTTGGAACAGATAACTCTTATACAAATCTTACGGATGTATACACAAAATTTGTATATGTATTTAAAAATGTGTTTGGATATGTTGGGGCAGATATGTATGGTTTTCTTGATATAGAAAATACGGGTGATGTAAATGCAGTTGTTGATATAAAAAATATAAAAATTGAAAGAGGCACTAAAGCTACAGATTGGTCACCTGCTCCCGAAGATTTGGTAACAACAACCGTTTACCAGTCAGGTATCACAGCATTACAAAATTCTATTGCTCTTAAGGTATCTCAGACAGATTTTAATGCTTTAGGTACGAGAGTTTCATCAACAGAATCTGCTATAAATTTATTACCTAGTACTATTGATGCAAGAATTACCACGCAGATAAGTTCAGGAGGTTCTATCTACACAGCAGTTGCGGCTTCTTTAACCCTTGATGGAAACGGAATCTCATTATTTGGTAAGACTATTAATATTTCCGGGGCAACAATATTTAGCTCACTCGTTACAAATGATACTGTTGCTAGCGCAGTAACTCATAAAAGCGGAAACCTTGTTCCTGTTTCGCAGTATGATACTAATACAGATCTTGAACCATATAGTGCTGTATCAGATGGTGTGTCTTTGTCTAGTAACTGTAGATTATATGGTATATATTCAGTAACACAAAATGTAACTAATTCTACTGATTGGGCATCAGCCAATAAATATTGTGGTTTTGATGTAAAATATAATTCAGAACCATCATATTGTTACCAACTAGACGGGACTTCATTTAGGATGAGGCTGAAGCCCGGCACTAGATATATATGGTCTGCATTTGCCTATATTGATAGTCCGGGAACCTCAGCCGTTGCCGAGGTCACAGTTGAGGGAACTTTTGTGTCTAGAGGTGGAAATGGGTCTACAACAACGACAGGAACATGGGTTAGATTGTATTATATATTTGATACAACCACAAACACATCGGATATGGCGAGGCTATTATTGTATTCTCACGCAAATTCGGATTCAAATGTAGTTGTATATTGGTCAGGAATGATGCTAGAAGAAGTTTCCACCCTTATAACATCACCTTCTCCATATAGTAAATCAACAATAAGACAAGATTATATCTCTCAGCAACAGGTAACAGCATCTAAGGAATCTTTAGCTGCTGGTATAGGTTATTCATCTTATTCAGCCCTACAGGCAGCAGCTGACACCAGTGCCACTCTTATAGATAATGGAAAGATAAGAACTACACTTATAGAAGCTGTAGCAGTAGTAACAAATGGTCTTTCAGCGCAAACGATAAATGCCAATAATGCGACATTACAGAATTTGAATGTAAATGCTGGCACGTTTACTAGTATTGCAATTAATACGGCTACGATATCAGGATTGTTGACGTGTACAAATGCTGCATTCAATAATGGCACATTTAATAGTATAACTATCAATACAGCTACAATTAATAATGCAACTATTAATACCGCTACTCTTACAAATGTTCAAGTAAATGGTTCAATAAGAAGTCCATTCTTATGGACCAATCAATCACAATCTGCTTACACTCTTAGGGATAATATAGCATTAAATAACCAGCAGAATATGTCTATAACTAGTTCTGCTGACAAAGTTGGTAAGAGGGTTACGATTTCAATGGTAAAAGATTCTAGCGGTAACTACATTTCCGGAACATCGACTATTACTACCAGTGATGGTATACCCATCTATGAGAACGGAATAGCCAAGACTAGTATTAAAATCTCTAGGGAAATAGTTGAACTATTAGGATATGGTACTGATACGACCCTAATGGGTTGGATTGTCTTAAATAGAAGAGATGTTTATACAACTCATAAGTATGGATATTATGAACAAGTAATGTATGAAGGATATGTAAATGCTGATGGTTCTTTGGCTGGATATAAAAGTTTTGATGGGCAAGCAATTACATCTTCTAAGTCAGGGGATGGTTATTATCTTGTGAATATTCCAAGTACTCCGGTAAACGAATATCTTGTATTTCTTGGTAACTGTTCCGATGTATCTGGAGCCGGAAGATACGCTTCAGTCTATAACAGACAAACCTCTTTTTTTGAAGTGTATACCGGTGACGATTCAACTTCAAATAGTGCGCCTTTCTATTTCCGAGTGATCAGCACTGCTGATTGGAATTAAATGGATTATTATTAACAATTTAAAAATAAAAATATATGAAAATTGATTTTAGAAAAATTCAGATCAAAGACCTTCACGGTAAAATGTCTCCGTATGATTTTAGCGAAGAAATAGGGAAAGTTATGTATGGAAAGACTACTAACGAACTAGAGCTTGAGCTAGCTAGAAAAATAGCCAATCAAAAAGAATTTGATCTGTCAAAAGCTGAGGCTGAAGTGATCAAAAGGTTCGTAAATGAATACTTCTTGGCATTTGCTAAAGAGGCTCTGATTCCAGCGTTAGATTTGGTTATAGACGCTGAGGTAAAGAAAGAGAAAACAGGAGAGGAAAAAGTAAAACTAATTAAAAAATAATGAGATGGATTATAAAGATTCAACAAAGAAAACATCTGTAGCTTTCACCGGAGTTAGTGGTGATTTTACCTACAAGAATTCTTACAATTACGACACTGAGGGGAATATAACAGGGCTTGTTAGTCAAGTAACAAAAACAGCCGACGGTTCATACATCGGTTCAATGAATGTTTCTGATAATGGTCAGCAAAATGTAAGTCTAGTAAATGGGGCAGACTTAGAAACTCATGCTGCAAATTTTGAAACTATAGTGACGAAAATAAAAGCAGATGTTGCGACTGCAATTTCAACAGCATCAAGCTCCGCAACAACCGCAACGGCTAAAAGCTAAAATTCAGAATTGAAATTTAAAACGAAAAAGTATGTTTAATCAAACAGCAGAAACAGTTGCCATACAAGGCAACGAAGTAATAGGCGGCTTCAGATATGATGCCTCTTATAATATAGAAAATGGTAGTGTTGAAAATGTCCAAGTAAAGGTTACTGAACTTGATGAGGCTGGTAAAGATAAATCCGAGATTGGTACGATGTCAATCAAAAATGAAATCGAAATCAGGTTAGTTAAAGGTAGTGATCTTGCTACTCACGTTACCAATTTTTCTGCAATAATTACAGAAATAGATGCATCGTTAACAGCTCAATAGGAACGAAATATGATCAATAAAACAACATTGATAGGCATTATTTGCACTATAGTCATTGCATTTGCAGGGGCTTGGGTGCAAATCAATAGTCGTATTTCTGTGCTTGAAGTTCAGGTACAGAATGATAGGGCAGTATTCAATCAGAATACTCAAAAGATGGATGAGATAATGAACTCCGTAAATGAGATAAAAGAGAATATTGTTGAAATGCGTGGCGAAATGAAATTAAAGGCTGACAAGAAGTTAGTTAATTAAGAGGGTAAATAATGAAATCAAGTGATATTCTAATAGAAAAAATAAAAGAATTTGAGGGCGTAAAGCTTGTAGCTTACAAATGCCCTGCTGGTATTCCTACAATTGGAGTGGGGCATACTAAAGGAGTAAAGATGGGCCAAAAAATACAGATGGCGCAAGTCAATAGCTTATTGCGTTCTGATCTTTCACCGATTGAATCCTTCTTGAATAAGCAGCCGGCTAAATTCACACAAGGACAATTTGATGCATTGGTAGACTTTGCTTTTAATCTAGGAATTGGAGCATTAAACGGATCATCACTTTTTAAAAAGGCTCTTCTTAAGGCTAATGATGCTGATATAAAGAATGAGTTTATGAAATGGACTCATGCAGCAGGAAGGGTGTTGCCCGGATTAGTTAAACGTCGTCAATGGGAATCAGCTCGTTGGTGTGAAAAATAAAAACGATTATGAAGATTATAAAAACATTGCAAGCAAGGTGGAAGGCTGAAACGCCTGACATAGCAAAGAAGATAAGAAATATAGCCGGCACAATAACTGCGGCTTTCCCTACAGCGTGGGGAATAGTAAGTTCAATGCCTAAGATGTTGGATGTATTTCCCGATGGCTTTACAAAGTTTGTTGGATATGTAACTTTGGCATCAGCACTTATAACTACTATTGCCGGGTTGCAAACTAAAAAAAGTGATTCATGAAAAAATACATTATACTTGCCATAGCTTTAGTACTATTAAGCTCGTGCGGATCCAGTAAGCAGGTTATGAAAGAACGTCTCAGTACGCAATCTGATTCTGTTTATTTGCATCATGATTCTACAGCCGTTCAAGTTGTCTCTAAAAAGGTAGAAACAGAAACCGGCACGGAAGAAGTGGAAACTACGACAACTACATACGATACGAAGACTACAGATAAAGACGGAACGCATCCCGTTCTTTCTAAGACTGTTTCAATAGCCAAGAAAGGTATTGTTACAAACAAAGAAGAAACCACCTCACAGGCTAAGCAAACGGTCAATAATGATAGTGACAAGGTCGATAAGAAGTCAGACTATAAAGGTGAAGCGGATAAGACTAAGACCGAGACGACTGTGCCGAAACAAATATCTCACCTCATTTGGTCTATAATTGCTCTTATTGTAATCCTTGCTATTATTTTCATTGGTTGGAAATTTAGGAAAGAGATAAAGTTGTTTTTTCAAAAGAAATAAGTATTTTTACGCTGTAGAAGTTATGCTTTCTTAGAGAAGGCTTTGCCCTGAGTTCTGAAAAGGATTCGGGGCTTTTACTATTGAGTATCACTCAAACCTCAAATTAATAATTTTCCTAGTCTTATCCGATGGGTAATCTTGCCCAGAATGACATAAAAAATAAATTATGACGATTACATTCGTCTTCCAACAGCAAGACAAAGGCACATATACAAAGAATATATTGTTTTTGTAATTTCAGTCAGAGGTATATTAACAGTCATAGAGAGATTGATAGATCAAAAGTGACAAGATGTCGTATTTGCATCTTTGATTAATAACCAATGAATTAAAGACCTTTTTATATCACACAACACACATTTTACATTTATATCAACAAAGAAATACCTTAAAGACATTTATCCATAGGTACTTTCAATATTTGCTAATCACTTTAAGTGTTCAATTATGATATACTACTTATAATTGCATAAAAATAGTACGACATTATGGCAGTTGGCTCTGCCATAGGGAATAATGAAGTAACATATAGGAACATATTTTAGATAAAAAAATTCAGAT